AGTTGCTGTTGGTCCACCCTAAGTCGGCAGGCCACGGCCTGAACCTACAGCATGGCGGCTGCCACATGGTGTTCCTGTCGCTGCCGTGGTCGCTGGAACTGTACGAACAGACGGTCGGGCGCCTGCACCGCAGCGGCCAGACAAAGGATGTCTGGGTCTATGTGATGCTGACCGAGAAAAGTATTGATGAACGTATATGGGCGGCGTTGCACGACAAGCGTGCGGTGTCCGACATAGCATTAGAGGAGTTGAAAGATGCGATCTAAGTTTTTCCCTTACGTCTGCCGGTATGTTAATGCCGAAGGCGCGTGGCTGGCCGGCTATTATGATAAGGACGCCGCCGACCGACCACCAGCGATGATGATCAAAGGCGCCGGAATTAAAGAAGGCGACCAAATCTCCATCTCGTATCTTGAACAGCCCGCAACGGCGCGGCAGATTGTAGGACTTGACAAATGAGTAAACTGAACTGGCGGTCGATGATTGCCGTGCTGTCCGACCTTACGGAAGACCAGCTAAAGCAGGCGTTGGACGTTGAATTGAAAACGCACAAGCGCCCGGCCATCGCCCGGCGGTTGCACCAGCGTTACTCTGCGATGCGGACGGCGCGCGAACGCGGCGAGATTATGAAAGGGTTGAAAAAATGATTGACAATGAGAGCGACGCAGGGTCGTGGGCAGAGGCTATGCAATTCAAAGCCGCTGTCGAGCCTGACCATTACAAAGCTGGCGGCATAGAAGCCATCGACTACATTCAAGCGAAGCTATCGCCAGAAGAGTTCGCCGGTTACTGCCGCGGAAACGCGCTGAAGTACATCAGCCGCGCTGGACGCAAGGACGCTGTCGGGCAAGAGATACGCAAGGCTATCTGGTATCTGGAGCGTTGGTACGACAGCACCACGAAGTAGCTACGCGTCTTCCAGCATCTCAGTTGTGACCATCACACGGCCCACGGCGCCGTACTTTTTATGGTATGTAATAGCCCAAGCTGCTCGGTCTGCGATCCAGCCGCCGCGCGCAGCATAGGCGTCACGCGCTGCCAGCGTAGGGTGTTGCACGATAGTCACACCATTATATTCTTTTTCGTCGCGGTGGTGGCGGTGGCCGCAGTGTATCTCGCGGCGCGTCGTGCGGCCCCACTCTTGCGGGAACTGCGCGGCGAACAGCAGCGGTAGATTTTCGTTCTTGACTTTGTGGCCGTGGTGGACGCCCAGCATAGTGTTGCCCCACTCGAACACGTAGAACGGCAGGATGCTGTCGTTGACAGTGACGCGGGGTTCTTCTTCGTAATGCACCGCGAACAGGTCGGCCAGCCAGCCGGCGCTTTCCTCATCGTGATTGCCTTCGGCGATAATCAGATAGACTTCTTGATGGCGTTGCAGACAGATATTTACCAGTGAGCGGATGATGCGGATCGCTGCACGACGTATCTTGGGGAAGCGGCTGTCAGCATCCAGAACATGTTTAGCTGTCGGCGTTACTGGCGTCTTGCCATCGGTGTGCAAGAAGTCGCCTTGGATGTTAAGCACTCCTGTGTGTGCATTTGGGCTTTGATTGACCATCTGTACCAGCGCAGCGATGATGGTTTTCTCTGCCAGTGATACGTTCCAATCGCTGCCGCCCTCTTGATGCCATGCCAGCATACCAAGGTGGTAGTCGGTGAATGTGTACAGGTTGCATAGCTGCTCTTCAGAAGCCACTGGAGCAACAGTTGATACCGCGGGCGGTATCTCATCCTTGAAGCCAGCGATTGTCTCGCGCATGGCGTCCACGAGCGCCTGATGGCTGAGAGACGCCTTGACCCATTGACCCGATGGTTTGCCTTCGGAGTTGTAGTAGGTGGAGACGCCCTTGGCGACAAAGCCTTCTGGCACTGGCCGAGTGAAGTCATGCTCAGGCGAATAGCCGAATTTTGCTGCCTTGCGCTTTACAGCAACATAAGTCTCGCTTGCGCCGCCTATATTGATGCCTAATTCAGCGGCTGCTGCCCTAGCACTTCCAAGACGTTCTATGGCTTCAAGAACTTGCTTCTGACGAGGCGTACAATATCTGTACAGATTTTCGTCTATTGATACAGTCGATGGCATTTACTTGCCTTTCGGGCAATCATCCTCACACAGACAGACAAAGACGCTGTTATGTGCTTCTATTTCCCTGACAGTTTCTGATGTATCTTTTGTTACATCGTAACTGATGGGTTTCGCAACAGCACAATAGCTATTGACGGGAACGGTCGAAACGGTCGCGCAGCCGCTCAGTGCGCTCAGGATCAGGAATGGCAATGGCAGCTTCGCCAAGTTCGATTTGCTCGTTGATGGCATCGTTTGTTTCCTTAATGATTTCCTGACGCCCTCGCTGCTTCCAACGATGCTCTGCCCAAGCACCCAACAGCTTGTCCAGAACACCCAGCAAGAGCGTCAGAAACTTCATTATGCGGCTGGCTTCTCTGCCAAGAACACGGCGGCTACGCCAGCCAGACCAGCCACGGCTGCTGAGATGGCAGTCCATTCAGCGTCAGACAAACCAAATGCCAGCGCAAGACCAGCAAAGCCTGCATAAGTGCTAGGCTCTTTCAAACGGTTTAGTAACCAAGATACAAAGTTCATATTACTTCTCCTATCGTTCATTCTGGGAGATTTTAACCCCAGACGTATATACGGGATACATGGGTTTGCCGATAACCGGTTCGCCTTTCGGCCACCGCGATGCCACTAAGCGTGTTTTACCTAGCTTCATCACGTTGACTGCGTTGCCTTGGTTTCCTCCAAGAACAAAATAATGCCCTGCGTCCTCGCCGACGTAGAACCCTACATGACCGCCACCAGCGCGGTCGAACACAAGGATTGCACCGGGCGCTAAACGATCACGGCGCAAAAGCACACCATAGTTAGACCATGCTTTTGCGCGCATGTAAAACTTCGGAAAAGGCAAACCCGCTTCTTGCATACAATGCGCCACGAATACTCCGCACCAAGGCGTTTCATCATTGCGCCACCAAGCGCGCAGTTTTTCAAGCCAACCGAGGATTACCTTATTGTGCTTAGGCCCGACAACCTCGCGCAAGCCCACAGATTGTTCTGCGATGTCGAACCAGCGAGGATTGCTCATGCGTTCATCTTCATTAAAATGCCGATCAACAACACAATGATTGTGCCAGCCACAGACATGCCGACATTTTCAAGGCGCTTCAACCGAGCGCAAATACCATCATAACGCAATGCGCAGATTTCCTCATGTGTGTTGAGCCGGGCTTCAGTTTGGTCGATGGTGGTCATTGTATACTCGCTAATTAGAAACCAAGGCGGCGGCGTTCTTCCGCCCGTTTAGCGCGGTCCTGCGCCAATACGTTTTGCTGCGCGACAGGTGAGAGCGCAAAGTAACCGCGTCCGCCGGGCTTTATACCGCCGCCGGGTTGGGCGGCGCTGACAAGCGCACGGTTGGCTTGAGCGCGTGTCATCCGGTTCGCTGCGCCTTTTGCAAGCGCGCCAGCAGTTTGGGCTGTAGCTACACCAGCAGCAGCGGTAGGCGACATCGTTGCCAACCCACCATATCCTACACCATAAACAGGTATCTGCGTACCGAACAGACGCGCACTAGGTGACAGTCTTCCTAGCGCCATCAAAATGTTTTGTGTGACTGTGCCGTTAGCGACCTTTTTGATTAACTCTTGCGTTGGTTTATCAAACCGCGACAGCTTACGTTCGTTTTTGGCTATCTTGGTAAACTCATCGCGCAACGCGCGGGGGAATGTTTTAGTGCTGTCGGCGGCGCTTGATGTTCGTGTTGCAGCATCAAACGCATTTTCAAGCGTTTCGGTCTGATAGCCACGCCCACGAACGGCGCGCGCTTGCCTGAGAAATGCGTTAGCTGCCGCCGCGTCGCCAGCCGTTGTCTGCGCTGGTGTCAAACCGTCCATGAAATCGTCGATGACTTCTTCAAGCGCCTGCACCATAGCGCGCTCATCCGGCGTGCCGCGCTTGCCGCCGGCTTCGCTGTACGGAAGATCGCGGACTGAACGCCTGAACTTCTCCAGCATATCGAACGTCATCGGCTTGCCGGACTTTACGTCAAACAGTTTTAGGGCTTCGTTGACTACTTTATCCGTATCAGGATCGTACCGCAAACCGCTTAGTTTTGTACGCGCGGCGGCTGCCAAGTCGGTCATCGCTTGCGGCGCGACGTTTACGTTCTCCGCTTCCATCGCACGGTATAGCTTACCGGACTCTTCCTTTAGGGCGGATGCGGTTACTGGCTTAGTTTTAGGTGTGCCAGCTTTAGCACCCAGCCCGCCGCCAGCCAAAGAAAGTCCTGCTAATGCAAGAGGGTTTGTCACATCAAAGTAGTTAGACGCAATGGATGGTGCAGCGGCAGCGCCCATAGATGCGGCTGTCTGGCCTCTGGCGTTTTGGCTCAACAAGCGCATAATGTTCTGCGACTGCGGCGATGCAGCTACGTCAGCTAAGGTTTTAAAGCCCTGCGCCTGACCAAATCCGCCCGCGCCTGCCGACAGAATGTCGCTGTACACTTGCTCACCGCGCGTCTCAGGACGACGACCAACGCCGACAGTTTCATAACCGCGGCGGATAGTTTCTGACGGTAACTGGACGCGCTCACCGCCAAATAGCGGTGCAGCTATGTTGTATAGGCCGGTGCCGATGTCGCCGACGCCCAACGACAGAACGCCGCCCGCAGCGCCGGGGATAGCGCCGACGCCCGCAAACGGTGCGCCAGCCGCAGCGCCAAGTCCTGCCGCAGTTGCGTAGGGCAGCAGCGCGCCGGTAGTGACGCCGGTCACTTGCGTGACCTTGTCCATACCTTTGCGAGGTGCTTTAGCGCGCGGCGTCTCTATTTCGACGACGCCCAAACCTTCATAAGGGTCTACATCTACCTGTTCGTAAACGCCTAGCCCTGCGTAGGGGTCGTTCTGTTTCATGGCCGCGTCATGATCCTTCCGTCAGTGGTCTTCCAACGCTTGATATTTGGGTTGGCGCGCACTTGCTCTGGTGTCAGAACTGGTAAGGTCGGCGTCCGACGCGCGCCTTGCGCGGGCGCAGTACGCGGCGCGCCGTACAAGTCTTCTAATGTATCAAGAGTAGACCGCGCCGCTTCAATACCCTGCGTAGGATCAGTCAACGCATCCAACGTCAACTGAAGTTCTACGTTCGAGTTCATTTCTTGCGCGGACATGCCAGTTGCGTTTTTGATGGCGGTAGCCAACAGCTTACGTGAGTTGATGATTTCTGATAGATATTTCGATGTTTTTGTACCCACCATCTTTTGCGCTTCGCGCCCAAGACTTGATGTCGCAAAATAATCCATTGCGTTGGCAAAACCGCCGCGGCTTTCTGACGGGATAGCTTCAGCTTTATCTAGCTGCTCATATGCACCACGAATTTTCTTAATTATGGTGCTTACTTGTTTGCGCCCCGGCAATTTTTCAGCGGCTTTCTTTTCGGTTTCAACAGCCGCGGTAGCGCGGGCTGTCGCCGCCGCTTTAGCTGCTGCTTCTGCGGGCGACTCACGTCCTGCAATTGCTTCTTGACGCACACGCGTCAAAGGCACCTGTGCCGATCCGGGCAGCGGCGACACGTTAGGGTTACGCATCTGAAGCGGTGTGCTTGTGCGCGCCTGCGCCAGCGTCTGTTCCATTGGCGGCGCACCGCGCAGGCCAGCGGTCTGCGACTGCATAGGCTCACCGCGGTAAACAGCAAACTGCGACTCAGGTGTCTGGCCGTCATATGACATCGGCGACACTTCAAAGTCGGCTGGCGCCCCACGCATTTGATTGTCAGTTACGCCGGGCGTATTTGGCGTCACTTGGATGTTGTTCTGCTGCACCCATGCTGCGATCTTGGCGCGGCTTTGTGGCGGGGCAATCGAAATGATTTTATCGTAATCGGATTTGGACATGACGCCCGTCTCCAACGCCGACGCTACTACTAGGCCAAGCGAACCCGGTTCAGCAGCAGCGGTCGATTGCGGCGCGGCGCTCATGGGCGTAGCAGCAGCAGGCGCCGGCGGCGCAACAGACGTTTCAGGCGCGTCGTATACGGGGCGTTGCTCAGGGTTAAGGCCGCCGACAACAACCGACCTTGGCATACCGCCTTGCGAAAGTTCCAAGCTGGCAACTGGTGTTGCAAGCGAATATTTGATTACATCGTCAGCCTTTGCGATAGTAAGCACTTTTGAGTTTTGGTTCCACTCGTCAGGAAGCGGCAACTCATTCGCAAACGCAGGAATGGTGTCGATAATCTCCTGACGCAAAACGCCGTACCGTGCTTTGTCCGCAGGGTTAATAGTAGCCAACCTATCGCGGTACTGCGCCGTTAGGTCTTTAAGATAGTCTAAATCTTTTTGGCGCATAGTCGCCGTTTGCGTTTGCACTGCACGCTCTTCAGCAGCCCGCGCAAAATCCATTTCCTGCGCTAAACGCTCTGCTTGACGTTCAGCCGCGCGCTGCTGCGCCACTGTGTTTAGCATCTGGCCCATCTGCGCGGTTACGCGCGCCGGATCGGGAAGCTGTGGGTTGCGCGCCTGAAGGGCTATCATTTGGTTTGCCATGTTCAATTAACCTTTTGGGATACCGCCGGGAGCGCCGCTATTGTAATATTTCATCAGAGCGTTCTGCATTGGATAGTTTGTCGCAATACTGCCAACCTGACCAAGTGCTTGGTTCAGTGCGTTAGCCGAGCCGATGTAGCCAGACGCGCGTGCAGCGCCAGCGTTGTAGATGTTCGATGCTTGGTTCTGGCCCATCTGTCCAGCAGCGCCTGTAAGCACATTGGCCGCTGACTGACCTGAACCCATCAGCGATTGGAGCGGATTAAGGCGTGCTGCGCGCTCGACCTGATAGCGGTTAAACGCGTTCTGATATTCTTGGCTGGCTAAGTCTTGGCCGAAACGCTGCACACCCTTCAGGGTGGAGCCGGACAGCAGATTGCCGCGTGCGGCTGCCGACCGCTCTAGCGCCTTCATGCCTTCCGCTTGGCGGAAAGCATAGCCGGGGTCTTGCTGGAACTGATCGGTACCAAAGGCTCTCGCCATGCTGCCGTAACCGGGCGCGGTCTTGTCACCGCCGATGCCCAGCAACTGCATAATCTCTTGCTGTGCTGTCAGGCCACCTTGGCGAAACGGCTCTTGCAGTTCCGTCTGCCGCTGGAACATGCGCTCCTGCGCTGATGTTGCGTCGCGTGCGGCCTGCTCTTGCACCCTAGATGCTTTTTTAGCGGCGCTAGACGCAATCATTCCGCCGCCGATTGCGCCGGCGGCGCCGATCCCTGCTGCGATTACTGCTGGTGGCATTTCGGTAACTCCATCTTATACAGGTCGTATGCGGACCCAAGGGTGTATATCATTTCACCTGTGGGTTGCATACCCCCCTTGCGCGCGTACATATACACGCTAGGGGCGTTAGGGGCAATCCGCGCCCACAGCGTCTCAGCACCGTTTTCTACGGCAAAGTCAATAGTAAATTGACGCGCCTTGGCCGCCCACTTACCGCGGCCTTCCGGCAATATCATCACATGTACTTCGTATACGTTGGGCGATGTCCACGCCAACACGTAACCGCCATGCTCGCCCATTAAAAATACGTTCTTATCGAACTGGACCGCATCGGTAAAATCTAACTCGCCTAAACTCTCCGCGCCTATAAATGGGCGGACATCGGGATGGTTAGCCACCCCGTTTATCCGGTCCACATCAAAGCAGCGTTCGAGCATTAGCTAACCAGACGGCCTGACGCGCGGATGTTGATGGCCGACGCCGTGCCAGCGATGGTGCTGATGAAGCCATTGTTCGGCAGCACATGGCCGACCAGTTCAGGAAACGTATAAGTTTCGGCTGGCTGGAGCGTTTTGGTCTTGACAATCAAGTTGCTGTCGCTGGCGCTGCCCGCAGCCGTCACAAGGTTGACGCTGATCGTCGCCGCCGCGATGCTGTAGTTAGTCGCGGTAAACTTGTCGATGATTGTCTGCACGCCATTCGACGTGTACTGCGTCGTTTGGCTGTTTTCCGCCGTCTTAGCGGGGATGATGTTACTGATTGATACGGCCATTTATACCTCCAAGGAACTCACGTTGTCAGTCACGCTCAAAATAATTGATGGGATGGCTGGGTGAACAGCCGTGGCAGGGTCTGCAAACAGCGAAATGCCCGTGTTGTCCACTTCCCACATTAACTCAAAATAATCGCCTGCGTTCATCTGTAGCAAAAAGTTCCACGCTGCGACAGCCTCAGTGTTGTTGCCCTGAATACGAATGACAGTCGCGCTGTTGGGTACGTCAGTGCCGTTCTTGCGTAACCACACCCAAACGCGCTGCGCGCCGCCGCCGACATGGACAAACTGCGCGGAAAACTGAATGTTGTAGATGTTGGAACGGTCAACAAAAATGCGCGAAGTTGGAGAGCCGCGCGTCACGCCGTAAGATATATCGGTCGTGTTGAACGTCATGGCGTAGGCCGTGTTGATGACAGCGGCGGTCTGGTCAGTCGTATCGTAGAACGAACCGTAGCGCGGCGAAATATACTCTTTCGGTGGCGGGGCCAGCGCCAGCGCCTGCAACTCCGACTGGATGACGGCGATCTCGCTTTCCGTAGCAGCCGGCGGCGTGACGCCGGTGGCCTGTGCGAGACTGTTGACCTTAGCGTCAACGTCAGCCGTAGCGGAACAGCAGTCAGGGGCGCTTTCGGTTGTCTGCGCCAACGACTCCAGCATAGCGTCATAGGTCGCTATCAGCGACGTAGCGTCGGGTGCTAACTCAGTTTCTTCTTGGTTGGTCTGCGTAGCTGTCAACAGCGACAGGAAGAACCGATACCATTCACGGCTAATCGCGCCTGACCGTGGGTCGAGCAGGGACACACGCGGCGGCGTTAGCTGTGTAGGGTTGATCGGCGAATACGCCATCAGGCACGCGTTCCGCTAAGGAGCAGTTCAGCGCCCATGATGTAAATCCGTACAGGGTCGGTGCCAGACACTTCGTAGACGCGGTCGCGTATTTTCATCGTCGCGCCAAGGCGGCGCCAGATGGTACGATAACCAGACCGGCCAATCTGTCCCATCGACTTCCAGTGTTCGCTGGACCATGTGTGGCCGCCATCGTCCGAGAAGCGCAGCATGACTTGCGGGTTGCTGCCTTGGCCGTTGTTTAGGCCCACGCCTGTCTCGCAGTCAAGCTGCATGGAGTGC